TACTGGTGGAGTCATTTGGTGATAGCTGCCATGATTGTGGTAGGACATTTCCACATTGTTGTTACGATTTTCACCACACAGACCCATCAACAAAGTCCTTTGAGATTGCCCCACGATTAGACGGTAATCTAAATACGATTATGGAAGAGGCAAAGAAGTGTGTCATGCTTTGCTCTAATTGCCATAGAATTAGGCACTATAAAGAATCACGATAAATAGAAGAAAAGTATCTTTGATCGATGTCAAATATTTTTGCCAATAACATCAATCCAAGGAATGGGGACACTGTTAATATTGGTCCAAGTATAAGTGTTACTGGATCAATTCAAGGTGCTGATATCACAGGTGTATCAACTGCTGGTATCACTAGTGCATATATTGCTAGTGTTAACGACCTTAACTATCCCACCCATGGACCATTAGCTAATCGCAATTTGTTTCACAATGGCGATTTTAAAGTTTCTCAGCGTGGAGATGAGTTCACGAGTGTAACTAGTAGTAATACTAGAATTGATAGATTTCGTAATGTCTATAACTCATTGGGGACTTGGACGGTTACAAGAGATGCAGACACTCCTGTCGGATTGACTAGTAGTATAAAACTAACTTGTACAACAGCAGATCCAACTCCAGCTAGTGGTGATCGTTGGAGTTTACAACAACGTATGGAAGGTCATAACCTACAACACCTTGCTTTTGGAACTTCTGGAGCTCAGCCTCTTGTTTTAAGTTTCTGGGTTAAGTCAAATAAAACAGGTGGTGCAAGTATAAACATTTTTCAATCAGACGCAGGTAGTAGACACATTTCAACGTCTTATACAATTAATGATGCAGACACCTGGGAATATAAAGTTATCAATATTCCAGCAGATACAGGTGGTCAAATTGATAATGATGATGGTGTTGGACTGGCAATAGATTGGTTCTTGAATAGTGGTTATGAATGGCAAAGTGGATCCTATCAAAGCAACTGGGATGCAAACAATGTCAATGCAAATAAGAATGTTAATAACCTTGGTGTAGGTACGGCAGTCAATGATTATTGGCAGATGACTGGAGCCCAATTAGAGTTAGGCACCAGAGCTACTCCTTTTGAACACAGAACTTATGATGAAGAACTTACAAAGTGCCAGAGATATTTGTATAGATTTAGCCCTCCAGACGGGAGTAATTATATGATTGCTCCTGGTTTGAGTAGATCCACAACTTTGGGTAGATTTGCTATTACATTTCCAACTCCTATGCGAGTAAGTGCAAATGATGAATTGACCGTAGAAGAAGATGGTCTATCCGTTATGTATAGAGCATCAAGTAAAACTGCAAGCTTAACTAACCAAAATCATGAGGGACCAACTGGATGCACTTTCGACTTGACATTAGATTCTGGAGCTACAAATTTATCGCAGGGAGAAGCTATCATAAGTAGAACTGATAGCAATGGTGCATACATTCAATTCGAAGCGGAGCTTTAAAAACTATGTCAATTACTTATCGCTGGACCCTAGATGATGATGGCAATCAATCTCGTATTTTAAAGATTGATGGAACCAAACGGACCTGTTTCAAACCAGGAGTAGACAGTCAGGCTGCAGAAGACTATCAAGCCTGGTTGGATGATGGTAATACACCTGATCCTGCTGAATAAATAATACATAAAACGCCACAGGGTCATGGCATCATATATTAGAAAAATTATTTGTAATAAAGAAGTTTATTTCAAAGGAAACGGTCAGTGGACTGATAAGTTTTCAGAACGAAAACAATACAACACTGAAGCAGATGCCAAAGAAGCCCATTACGAATACTCAGGTGTTGTAGTAAACGAATAGTATGTCTGAATCAATAGCATTCCAGAATCAAATAACTGATAGGAATTTTCTTCAGGCAACTGGATTCAGTTTCACTGTCAATAGAGCTCGTCACTTAGGATTTTACGGGAACGCTATTAATGTTCCTGGGCTAGTTCTAGGTACATTGGAACAACCTTCTTATACAAGGATGATTCCAAGACCAGGTGAATTACTGGAATTCAATGACCTGAGAATTAGATTTCTGATTGACCAAGGTCTTGAAAACTATACTGAAATCCAGAATTGGATGAGAGGTATTGGTTTCCCTGAAAGTCTTCAAGAGATCTATGACTTCCAGAAAAATGGACCAATCGATAATGGTGGTATTCAGAATCTTTATTCTGATGGTACACTGACCATTCTGAATGGTATCAACAGACCAATGTTCAGTGTGAACTTTAAGGACATGTTCCCCTACTCATTGTCTGATATCACATTCGATGCAACTGCAACAGATGTTGAATTCTTGACAGCAGAGGTCCTCTTCAAGTATTCTGTGTATAATATCACTGACGTACTCTGCTGCTAATGATCGACCTCCCTACACTTCAACAGATGTGGGAAAAGGATTCTAAGATTGACATTGACAATCTCCATACCGAATCGTTGAACATTCCAGTTCTGCATTCAAAATATTATGACATTTATAATAACCTCATGTTGTTGAGGACAAAAGCAGAACAACAAAAAAAGAATGTAAGACACGAAAGGTATGAATACTATTCGGGTAAAGCTGACCCCGATGTGTATATCCAAAATCCTTTCCCAAAAAAGATTAGAGATAAAGAAACAATGACAAAGTATCTCGACGCTGACGAGAGACTGTCGAATGTTTCAATGAAAATTGAATACTATAATGTAATGCTAAGATACATAGAAGAGATTCTAAAACAAATTACGAATCGAACTTATCAAATCAAAAATAGTATTGAGTTCATGCGTTTCAGTTCAGGACTAGGTTAATGGAACAAGAAGATCAGTATTACCATTTAGAGTTACCGATTGAAGCAGTTCGTATTGTCCATAAAGGACTGTCACAGGCTTGTGAAAAATGGTCTGGTGGAGATCCAATCGAACAGGAGGATCTGCAGACAATGAGAGATCATTTTTACAGAATTGTTTTAGAACATAGGTTTGACACTATGTAATAAATACTTGTAGGTGAGAACCTACATGAATGGCTGATTTGACTATAGAAAAGGTAAACGAAGTTTATCTGAAGATTACAACAGAACCTCATATTGAGTACGAACTGAGAGATAAGTTCACCTTTGAGGTTCCAAATAAAAAATTCATGCCCCAGTATCGTAGTAAGTACTGGGATGGATTTGTTCATCTATTCAACATGAAGACCAAGAGAATCTATGTGGGTCTTCTTGATAAGATTATTGCGTTTTGTGAAAGTGCGGGATACACATATAAGTTTTTAAATAATAAATTCTACGGTCCACCGTTTGAGGTGAATGACCTAGTAAGTCATGGTGGAACAAAAGATTATATGGAGAGTATATCACCTGGTATCAGTCCTCGTGACTATCAGATAGACGGTGTATATGAAGCATTAAGGTACAACAGAAAACTACTCATCTCTCCTACAGGTTCTGGTAAGTCATTTATGATTTACTCTGTGGTGAGATATCACGTTGCACGTGGTAATAAAATTCTGTTGGTTGTTCCGACCACATCTCTTGTAGAACAGATGTTCAAAGACTTCCAACAATATGGATGGGATGCAGAGAATCATTGTCACAGAATCTATGCTGGACGTGAGAGAGTCAATACGAATGAGGTAACGATTACAACTTGGCAGTCTGTCTATCAATTGGATCGTAAGTTCTTTGAGGACTATGACGTTGTGATCGGTGACGAGGCGCACCTTTTTAAGAGTAAGTCTCTTATTGGTATCATGGATAAGTTACATCATGCTAAGTATAGATACGGGTTTACGGGGACACTAGACGGCTCTCAGACCCATAAGTGGGTGTTAGAAGGACTCTTTGGTCCATCATATAAAGTGACTCAAACAAAGAAACTTCAGGATGAAGGACACTTAGCATCACTTGATATTCAGTGTCTTGTATTGAAATACAAACCAAAGAAGTTCGATACCTACGAAGATGAGATACAGTTTCTCATTGGTCATGAAAAAAGAAATAACTTTATTACAAATCTAGTCAGAGATCTGGATGGTAATAGTCTGGTGCTTTACTCCAGAGTAGAGGCTCATGGTGCCATCCTTTTCGACTTAATAAATAAAAAGGTAAGTGAAGACCGAAAAGTATTCTTTATTCATGGCGGTGTGGATGCCGAAGATAGAGAACAAGTAAGGGAGATTACTGAAAAAGAAAAAGACGCTATCATCGTTGCATCTTACGGAACGTTCAGTACTGGTATCAATATTAAAAATCTACACAATGTAATATTTGCCTCTCCATCCAAATCTAGAGTAAGAAACTTACAAAGTATTGGTAGAGTCCTACGTAAAGGCAAAGATAAAGTCAGTGCAAAACTTTATGATATTGCAGATGACTTAACAATTGGATCAAGAAAGAATTACACACTGAATCATTTTATTGAAAGAGTGAAGATATATGTTTCAGAGCAGTTCAACTATGACATTTTTACTATCGACATAAAAGAATAAGGAGAACGTATGATTGAAGACGATTTTTACGCAACAATCAAACTCAAATGTGGAGATGAGATATTCTGCAAGGTGGCAGCATCTGAAGAAGATGATCGAACAATGTTACTTGTATCTTATCCTATCTGTGTTCAACCTATTAAGACAAGAGGATCAGTTACTG